ATAACTGCTTTCTCTGTACAGTTAACTGCTACTAGAAACTTAATCCCAGGTTCTTCATCAGAGCAAGGAATATATAACGCATCAAGTTCTACTGTATCTTATGTAAGCATATTGGCGAATATGCCAGATATGACTGTTAAGGACTTCCTTAAAGGTATGTTCTTGCTTTTTAACCTAACCATAGAATACAATTCTTCTACTGATGAGTATGAGATAAATCCTTTAGATATATTCTATTCTAATGGAGGTATAAGAGATATAACAAGATATGTAGACGTAACAGATGGCGAGGTTCGTCCTACTGCACCTTATGACAAGCTATCCTTTAAGTTTGAGGAGGCTAAAACTTTCTTGATGGACAAAAGGTATGCTTTAGTAGGAGAACGTTACGGAGACGATAGCTACGACCTTACGGGAACGTTTAATGGAAGTGAGTACGAGATTAAAGTTCCATTTGAGAAGATATTGTTTGAGAGAATGACAAACTTGTCTACATCTACTTTAAGCAACAACCTATGGGCATGGTGTGTAGATAAGAGTGAGAATGCTACAACTTCTAAGCCAATAGCTTTTTATTGCGACAGAGAAACAAAGATTACAGGTGCTGATATATCTTGGGATGGATCTACTTCATCTACCACTTACTTGTTATGTTCAAATACCATTAAATATCCTGCTACTTCTGACTATACTGCTCTTGGATTCAAGAATGAGATAGGAGAGAATACACTTGTAACACAAGATGAATCTTTATTTTCTACGTATTGGAGTAATTACATTGAAGGAGTGTATGACTATAAGTCTAGGCTGATAAAGATAGATGCACAATTACCTGTTAGTTTTATTCTTAACTACAAGTTAAACGATACGATAATCTACAACGGAAAGGAGTATTTCATAAACGAGATAGAGATAAACTTAAATACGGGGGAAGCTGAAATAGAATTAATAAACAAATGGCTATAAATGATCGAGAGTATAGTAAAGCTATTGGAAAGTGATGAGTGGCTCATAGGAGATGATGACATTGACATTGCAAAGGGTAAATACGAATTACCAGACAATTGGAAAGAATACTGGAAAAATAGAAAAAGATGGCGCAACAATTATTAGAATATAAAGTAGTAGTCGATACTGGCACAGGAAAAGTTAGTGTTGATGGTCTTACTCAGGGTTTTGTAAATGCAGATGTAGCTGCAAAAAAGCTAAACTCAACATTATCAACCACAAATAAGAATATAGGTCAGCAAGCTAGTAAATCAGGTCTTGCAGGAGCCGCAGTAGTAGAACTTGCTAGAACCATATCCGATGTGAATTATGGTTTTACTGCAATGGCTAACAACTTAAGCCAGTTAGCTACATTGTTTATTACATTAGTAGCTACTCTTGGAGGCACAAAGGAAGCCCTTAAGAGTATGAAGCAACAATTGATGGGACCTTTAGGCGTCATTGTTCTTCTTCAAATAGGAATAGCTGCTATTGAGGGATTTGTCAAACATCTTGAGAAAAAGAAAAGAGAAGCTAAATTAGCAGAGGAGGCACAAAGAAAACTCAATGATAGAGTTAAAGTAGCTAAAACTAGATATGATGATGCTGCTAAGGCAGTTGATGAATATATAAAAAAATTAAGGGCGTTAGATACTGCTCAACTTGAATCTGCAAACTACTCTACATATCACATATCAAGATTAAAAATATTACTTAGAGAGATAAGAAGTGCTGCTGAAGGTTCAGATGAGCAAAAAGATGCTTTAGCGAAGTTAAGGGAAGAGTATGGTAGATTTTATGAAGGTGTATCAGATGCTGATATAATAAATAAAAAAGCAAATGAATCTTTCAAACAAACAGAAAAGGCTATTAAGTCTAATGCTAAAGAATTAAAAAGCCTTGAGGGGTACGATAAAGTTAGCGAAAGATTAAAAGAACTAAATAAATATTTAAGAGATAACGAGGAAAGATTTAATGAACAAAACGCAGTATTATCTGCTGCTCAAAAAGATGTAGACGATTATAGTGCTGCCATAAAAAAAGGTCAAGTATCGGTAGATGGTCTTTCCTTATATACTGACAAATTAAGTGAAGCTACACAAAAATATGGTGAATTTGTTAGTAATTACAAATACAATCAAGAAGAACTTGTAAAACTAACAAAAGAACAAGAAAAATTATTTGAAGATGCTGGTGTTTCTTTAGTAAAATTAGGAACTAAACTTAAAGAAGAAACTAAAGGAAAAGAAAAAATAACTATTGAGGAATTATTTGGATTACCTCCAAGACAAGAACTTGTAAAAACAATAGACTATTATGTAGATCAATATGAAATTCTTTTAGATGCGTTAAGAAAGACAACGGTAGAAAGATTAGTCGAAGGAGAAGATGGTAAGGTAACTTCTATTTTTGAAAGTCTGTTTAAAACGCCAGAAGAATTATTGTCTTCTACTCCCGAATGGGAAAAAGCTAAAATGGAACTTCTAAAAATACCTAAAGAAGAGTATTTAAAAGACTTTGAGTTAGGTGTAGAAGAGTTCTTAAATTCGGCTGAAGCAAGAGATGCTGCATTATTTCTACAACAATATTTATCGGCAGAAGCAAGGAGAAAGCTTCGTGAAGAAGAGAAAGAACACGCATTATTAATGTATGATGCTATTGGAGGAGGATTACAGGCATTAAGCGATATAGCAGGAAAGGAAACGGCAGCAGGAAAGGCTTTTGCAGTAGCAGGCGCATTGATAGATACTTATGCAGCTATTACAGGTCAATTAAGAGCAGCACAAAAATCTCCAGGAGCAGTAATCCCAGGATATGCTATTGCACAAGCTATTGCCACGGGATTATTCGGTTTTGCTCAAGTTAAAAAGATTCTATCCGTTCAAGTTCCTGGTGGTGGAGGCGGTGGTGGTTCAGCGGGTTCTATGGCTCCTGCACCGTCACCGACATTCAATGTTGTCGGTAGTAGTGGATCAAGTCAACTAAGAGAAGCGGTAGAAAGAGGAATGGAGAAACCTGTAAAGGCTTATGTAACTCAGAAAGACATTAATTCATCTGCTGAACTTGATAGAAACACAAGAAAGTCAGCTACAATAGTTTAATTGAAACAATAGCATTCATTTTCAGTTATACATCAAAAGTTAAGACATGGACAATTTAGATACCATAGAACTCCTAATAGACGAAGAAAACGATAAGCCAGGAGTATTTGCTATATCCTTAGTAGATGCACCTGCAATAGAATCAAACTTTGTGGCATTAAACAGTCATAAGGTAGAGATGAAGGTTGTAGATGAAGAGAAGCGTATAGTTTTAGGTCTTGCTTTAATTCCTGACAAGAAAATCTACCGGAACAATAAAGGATACGAATACAACATCACTTTCAGTAAAGATACTGTACGGAAGGCATCAGAACTTTACTTAGCTAACTTGAGAGCGAATAACACCACAGTAGACCATAAGATGTTAGTAGATGGTGTTTCTTTAAGTGAGAGTTGGATTGTAGAAGATCCTAATAAAGACAAGACTTCTTTGTACGGCATAGAAGCACCAATAGGAGCATGGGCAGTATCTATGAAGGTAAACAACAATGATGTTTGGAATGATGTAAAGGAAGGTAAGTATTTAGGCTTTAGCATAGAAGGCATATTTGATGAGAAGATGAAGGTAGAGGATAAATATAAGCAAGCTTGGGATACCATTAAAAGCATTATAGATGGCAAATAATACAATAGGTTGGGGACAAGGGGCTACCAATAACAACATAGGATGGGGTAGAGGAAGTTCTAATGATATTGGATGGGGGAGTGTGTATGATTCTTCGTATGTTGGTGATACTGACATAATAGGAGGTGATACACGGTTTATAATTACCGTTAAAACTGACAACGCAGGTACATCTGCTTCTAATCAATTTACACTTCCTTGGATAGGTACGTATGATGTTGAATGGGGAGATGGTAGTTCGGATGTTGGTGTAAGTGGTACTCAAACACATACCTACGCAAGTGCGGGTACTTATGATGTTGCGGTTACTGCTGCGACGGGACAGATATTATTTTTTGGGACTACGGATAAGGCGAAACTGATTGATATCAAAAATTGGGGTTCTATTCAATGGACGACTATGTTAAACTCGTTCAGGGAATGTTTAAATCTTGGTTTAATTACCGCAAGTGATAATCCTAATTTATCTTTAGCAACTACAACTTCTTATATGTTTGCTTTTTCATCAAATTTCAACGGTGATTTATCTGGTTGGAATATGAGTGGCATCACAAATATAAGTAGAATGTTTTATAACGCTTCTTCTTTTAATTCTGATATTGGAAATTGGGACGTAAGCAGTGTTGTAGATATGCAAACTTTATTTTTATCTGCATCTTCATTTAATCAAAACTTGAATAATTGGGACACAAGTAGTGTAACAACAATGGTTAATATGTTTAATTCAGCGGGAAGTTTTAAACAAAGCCTTGCTGGACTTGATATAGCATCTGTAACCAATTTTACAAACTTTGCATTAAACACACAAATAAACGAAAGCGGTACAACAACAAACTACGACAACACACTTATCTCGTGGGCAGCACAAACACCACAGAATAACATAGTAATAAACTTCGGTACTGCTAAATACTCGAATGCCGCTGCTGCTGCTCGTGAACTACTTACAAGAGCGGTTGTTGATGGAGGTTATGGATGGACTATCACCGATGGAGGAGGTGTTGATTTATTAGACACTTACACAGGTGCTGCTGCTGCATATTCATTAAGAACTATAAAATCTTCAACTACTAAAGTTGTAAGAGTGAGAGCCGATGTAGTAGGGCAACCTGAGCAAGACTTTACGGCAGCAGAGATTACCGATGGCACGTTAGCAACATTCGTAGGAGCAGGAAATAACGGCTACGTAGTAACGTGGTACGACCAAAGCGGACTTGGAAATCACGCTACACAAGGGACTGCATCTAATCAACCACAGATAGTAGCAAGCGGTGTTGTAATAACAGAGAATGGAATGCCAGCGATTTATTCAAACAATAAATATATATTTAATAACACCGTTAGTTCTTCAGTACCTGCAACTGATTTCTTTATATATAAAACCGCTTCGGTTCTTGCGGGTGCTTATCAATGCTATTATGATGGCTATAATGCTCCTAATAATCGCGGATTTTTTGGTCTTCAAAAAAGTAACTTAAAAGATGTTATTTTCGATGGAGTAGTATTAGAAAGTTACAATCAAACTTTAAATCAAACTTTAGCTACTAATGTTAGAAATTCAGCAAGTTCACAAGGATATAAAAATGATGCTTTGCAAGTAACTGGTAATTCAGGAACTTTTAATCCATTAAATGGACTTACTTTTGGGCGTGATAATTTATTCTCAACCACAATAGGTTCTGATGTTTACTATCAGGAATTTATCCGCTTTGATGGGGTTTCGCCAAATATTTCTGATATAAATGCTAACATCAACGACTACTATAACATATACTAATGTACTATATTTCAACCATAGAGCAAGACTTGATAGACTACCTTAATGAGGTAAATCAAGGTCAAAATTATAGCGGAGTTACAACAACGTGGGCAGACATCGTTAAACACTACGCAGAAGAGAACTACGCAATATTAGCACATTCCAACTACCCATCGAATCTTGCGACACTCGATAGCTTAGACGGATGGCATCAACCTATAAATGATACAATATGAAAATCACTAAACCTGAACAAGTTACATACTTCATCTGCCGAGATGATGAGGTCTTTGAAGTTAAAGCATACGGCAAGATAGAAACTACACAAGAAATGATTACACCACATCCTATCGTTGATACCTATGTGGTTGAGCAAGAGTGGTTGGACAAGCTTGCAGAAGCAGGAATTACGTTTAATGAAGAAATAGTTTAGAATGAGTTATACGAATGTTGCATTAGCGGTTATACCTTCAGGCATTAAGTCTAACATCGTTTATTCCCTTATAGGCGGTGATATGACCTTTGTCCGCACATCGGCTGCCACACGAAGAAACAAAGACGGTTTAATTGAATACGTACCTATCGGGCAACCGAGATTAAACTATGACGGTGCTATTCCGCACTTACTATTAGAACCTCAACGTTCAAACGAACTTCAATATTCAGAGGATTTCTCTAATGCGTATTGGACGAAGACGAATGTTACTGTTGAAACCGATGCAAATATTGCACCTGACGGAAACACTACCGCAGATATAATGCGTGAAACTACTGCAACGGGAGAGCATCGTATTGCACGTTCTTCTTCATTCGGAGGTGGAGGTGCTTCTTATACGTTTTCTGTATTCGCAAAGCATAATGGCACAAGGTTGTTAAACTTATTTTCTGGTACATCTTCACGTTTTGCAGCTAACGCCAATTTTGATTTAGTCAATGGTGTTGTATATAGTTCTCCGACGGGTACTGCAACAATCGAAAAATATCCAAACGGATGGTATAGATGTTCTGTAACTGGAGAAAGCGCATCATCTGGTAGTTCTACACTGGTTATAAGACATAGAGATGAAAGTTTAAATCCATCATATGCTGGTGATTTAAACGAAGCTACTTATTTATGGGGAGCGCAGTTAGAAGAAGGTGCTTATGTAACTTCTTACATTCCAAGATTAGATACAGTAGCCGCAACACGAAGTGCTGACACTTGCCATTCAGGTACCGGAGATTTCAATTCCAACGAGGGTGTGTTGTTTGCCGAGATTCAAGCACAGAATGACGACCCGGGTGCCAACATCTATTTAGGACTAAGCGACGGAACGGCATCAAATATGTTAATCATTCGTTACACTACCGACGGGTTGATACAGATTCATAACAACGGCACATCGCTTTCAAATCGTGTTTTTGGTGATGATTTAGACCTGACACAAACTATTAAGGTAGCGGTGAAATACGGCACGCAAACAGGCGATTATAAGGTTTACATCAACGGCACAGAGCAAACGGTATTCGGAACATTTGTGGCACAAGATATGACAGGATTAGATTCATTTGATTTCACCTATCCAACAGGTACATTACCATTCTTAGGGAAAGTAAGACAAGCCGTTGTTTTCAATTCAGCATTAACCGATTCACAATTAGCAGAACTTACCCGATGATATTTAAAAAATACGAATTTGATTCCGAAGCTACTGCCAAGACACGTATAGCAGCGTTACCGACAGACGAAGAAGGAAACCCTACCCATCACCATAGCATTAAAGAACTCGGTTATTTATGGATTACCGAACCAACATACGACGAAGAAGGAAATGAGGTAAGCGAAGGCACAAAGGCAAGCGTTTATAGCGTTGATGTGTTGTGGGATCAAGAAGAAGATGTTTCCTGGTCAAGCTATGAAATTAAATACGATGAGTCATGGGTAAACCCTAATGGAGCGCATAGATTCATTGGATGGACATTTACAAGCGATTTAAGCGAAGATATTCCATAAATGATATAACGCTATCACAAAACAGAGAAAGTGTCTTAAAACGCCTTAAAACGATTAATTTAACCATAAATCAGTAATCATGAACAATCTAAAAGAATCATTCAAATCTTGGAAAACCACTTTACTTGGTTTTGTTCCCATTATTCTTTCGCTTCTAATTATGTTAGGAGTGATTAATGTAGAGGATCAACAAGCTATTCAAGAAGGAGTTAGTCAAATAGCTTTACACGCTGAAGGAGGACTTGACAACGTTGTTGCGCTTCTTTCTGCGGTTGTAGGTTTGATTGGAATCTTCTCCAAGGACGGAGACAAGTAGTTTATCACGGGGGTGGGAAACTGCCCCCTTTTATTTACTGATTATGAGTACAAATGACACCATAGGGGCTAAATTGAATGTTTCTCAAATACTTCAAGCTATAATTATATCTCTTGTCTGTTGGCAATTGATTAAGATTCAGGAATTGTCTGAAGCGGTAGCTGCTTCTTATTCAGAGCGTAATGCGCTTAAAGAAGATATTGTTGAGTTAAAGAACGAAGTCAAGTATTTAAGGAACATGGTATATAGTGCCTTTCAAAAACAAATAGATAATGACATTCGTTAAAAATACATCGTATAAGGTCCAGGTGGATGTTGATTCTGAGGAAACACGTAATCAATATAACATTGAAGAAGGAGCATACGTAACAACTTCTTCAGGTGTTTATACTGTTTGGAATGGTGCATGGCGTAAGATTTACCCACAAGGAGGTGCAGATTCAGGCTTAGGATGGGCAAGATATGACGATGGGCAATACACATCTGCAAGTAAGCTATCATTAACAGATGGCGTTGAGGTGATATTACCAAACGATGCGGACACAATTTACAGAAGCCATACCGGAGTAGATTATTATGCAGACGGCAAGGTATTAGCTGATTTTGAGAATGACACCTATTTAATGACCATAGTATTTAAGATGTCTTCTGCTAACGCTAATCAAACGTATCTCGAACTCGTCTTAGAGGGCGCAAACGGCACACCATACGACAGAATCAGAGACACCATTACATTTCCGAAGGGTAATGATGTGGCACACGACTACCACGGAATGTTTCAATACTATGCTGATGCCAACTTTACAAGTGTTGGTAGTGAATGGAAGATTACCGCAATAGGTGGTACTGCTGAAATATGGGATATTATATTCTTCATCCAAAAGGTTCAAAACTATCAATAATGAAATATTTCTCATTCTCCGAGTTTGATTCTCCATTAGAGAAAGGAAGCGGTAATCGTATGAATCAAAAGTTCCTTGAAATGCTCGAGAAGGCACGTGAGAGGGCTTCTGTGCCATTTAAAATCACAAGTGGATACAGAGTGCCAGCCGATATAGAACGGCTCTTAAAACGCGGCTATAAGGTTTCTAAGAATAGTTCTCACTTAAAAGGTTTAGCTGCTGACATTTCTACTTTGGATTCTGGGACACGATATAAAATCATAGAGGCATTACTTTATGCGGGATTCACAAGGATAGGAATAGCTAACACATTCATCCACGTAGATTGTGACCCAAACAAACCTCAAAATGTAATTTGGACATACTAAAGAAATGAAATACCAAAAAGAACAAAAAAAATATAATGTCCCTGGAAAGGGTTCAAAGAGAGGATGTCTTTGCAGAGATGGTTCTTATTCAAAGAAGTGTTGCAAGGATGATGACTACATGGCTCAAGGAATAGGATTCATAGGAGGGAAGGGCTAACGAATTTGAAACACTTCCTATTATTTCTTGTTATTAGGCAAAATATTAAACTTATAAATTATGTCTAACTACAAGGAAAAACTTGAAGCAGTCAAGTCCTTTATGGCTAATCTTATGAAGGAGCCTGAAGTACTAGCTGCTGACGAGATGCCTGAACAAGAGCCTACACAAGAAGCGGCTCCTGCACAAGAGGCACCAGTTCAAGAGGCATACGTTACCTTGGCTCAATTCAATGAACTTCAAGAGAATACTCAGAAGTTTATGGAGACAGTAACAGAGATGCTTTCTTCTGCGATGGAAATGTGGAATCAAACGGAAAAGAATACCGTTCCACAAGAAATGTCAGAACAACAACCTGAAGTGAAAGAAGAAGTAGTAGAACTTGCTGCTGAGCCTTTTATTCACGATCCAGAAACGGTTGTTTCTTCTAAGCCAATGTCTTTTGGACGTGTTAATCAAAATCAATCTATGACAACTTCTCAAGTAGTAAGCGCAATGCTATTTGGCGAAGGAAACGATGTATCAATCTTTGAATCTAAATAAAAATGGCAACAACTAATAACATTACCACCACTTATAGCGGAGAAGCCTCAGCACGTTTTGTGTCAGCGGCTTTGCTTAGTTCTCCGACTATCTACCAAGGCAACATCGAGGTGATGCCTAACGTAAAGTACAAGCAAGTAATCCGCAAGTTCGATACTGATGGACTTGTAAAAGATGCTACTTGTGATTTTACCGATACTAGTACGCTTACTACTGTTGAGCGTATCATTACTCCTAAAGAATTGCAAGTAAACCTTGAATTGTGTAAGAAAGATTTTCACAGTTCTTGGTCTGCAATTTCTATGGGATATTCAGCTCACGACAACCTTCCTCCTGACTTTGCAAGCTATCTTGTACAGTATGTAGCTGCTAAAGTTGCTGCTGCTAACGAAGTATCTGTATGGGCTGGAGCCACAGGAACTAGTGGACAATTTGATGGATTCACTACTCTTATGGCTGCTGATGCTGCCGTAGTAGATGCTGCTAACCTTTCGGAAACTGCATTTTCTTCTACCAACATTATCGACCTTTTAGGAAGTGTAGTTGATTCTATCCCTACCGCTCTTTTTGGACAAGAAGATTTAGCTATCTACGTTCCTCAAATTGCTTACCAAGCTTACATCCGTGCTTTGGGTGGATTTGGTGCTTCTGGTCTTGGTGCTGCGGGTGTTAACGCTCAAGGTACACAATGGTACAACAACGGGAATGCACTTTCTTATGAGGGAATCAAAGTAGTTTTAGCACCAGGTATGCCGGCAGATCACGTTGTAGCAGGTCAAAAATCTAACTTGTTCTTTGGAACAGGTTTGGTTTCGGATCATACAGACGTTCGTGTTATAGACATGGCTGCAACTTCAGGATCACAAAATGTACGAGTAGTTATGCGTTACACAGCAGGTGTTCAGTACGGAACTGGTTCTGACTTGGTTCTTTTAACTCTTGCTCCTTAATTTTAATAATTAACTAACTAATAGGGTAGGTAAGCCAATGAGCCTGCCTACCCTTTTTTAATTCTAACAATATGGCTTGTGATTTAACATTAGGAAGGCTTGAGAAGTGTAAGGATTCCGTAGGTGGTATTACGGCAGTTTACTTCGTTAATAATGGAGATTTAGGTGCTGCTACATACGATGGTTCTGATACGGATGTAATTACTGCTATTGCGGGAACGCCAAGCTGCTACAAATACGACGTAAGAGACGGTTGTAGTTTTATTCAAAACATTAATAGTTCAGATGAGAACGGAACTAGCTTCTTTGAGCAGGTTCTTGAACTTATGCTACCTAAACTATCTGTTGCTGACCATAAGGAGTTAAAGATTCTTACTTTTGGTCGTCCTCATATTATCATAGAAGATAACAACGGGAACTATATGCTTGCAGGTTTAGAGCATGGTTTGAGTGTTTCTGGTGGAACTATTGCTACTGGTGCAAATATGGGAGAAATGTCAGGATATACTTTGACCTTAACTGGTCGTGAGCGTATTCCTGCTAATTTCTTTGATGATACTCCGGCTAACGTTGGGTTTACAGTAGTATCTGGTACTTAGTATTAAGATTATTAATTGATTAAGGAGGGCTATTGCTCTCCTTTTTCTTTTATATATATCTCGTATTTCTCTTCCATTGCTTTAAGGATGTCAAGATTCCAGGAATATACCATAGGAGTAAACTGATTTCCTTTCATTTGTTCTATCTCCTTTATCCATGCTTTCTGTCTTTTAATCTTAGTGGCAAGCCTTTCTACTTCGCTAATATTATAGTTCATTGTAATCAATTTGATTCAAATGTAAGACAAAAACAACTATTTATAGTTAAATACATAAAAAGATTCAGATGATAATCTTAGCACCAAATACTAGTAGTCAGAGTTTCAATGTAATACCAAGAGACACTACAAGTCTACTTAACTTGACTTTAACTATAACAGATGAATCAAACAAGATATCAGAGACGTTTGAAGACGTTACTGCAACAGTAAATGGTAACTACATTCAAATATCTCAGGCTTTCAGTATACTAAAAGAAAACCGCTTATATAAGCTAATAATAACACAAGACGGAAGCAATTGGTGGAGAGGCAAAGCAAGATGTACATCACAGACTGACTTCCAAGAGAAGTTTAGTTTAAATACTATTGCATCTACTCAATATCTCGTTTTAGAAGACGATGAAACATTTACTGTATTGCCTTAATTAAAACACATACAGTACATTTCAGTTATTTTGATGAAATAATATCCGATGAATAGAAAAGTTAATAGGATTCAAAAAGAGGAAGTTAAAATATACAAGGATAATATCCGTGTAATTAAACTTGCCGAAGCACATAACGATCCTGAGATAAAGGAAGTAGTTACTTCTCATGGTGAGGAGTTTGTTAAATGGGGTGCTAAGAATGATTACTATCAAAATCTTATATTAAGATATTTAGGTAGTCCTACCAATAACAGATGTATCAATGGTATCTGTGATTTGATATATGGTCATGGTGTAGAGTGTACAGATGAGTACGAAAGACCTGACAAGTTTAAGCAGTATCTTGAGATGAAAAGATTATTTAATCCTCACGAGATTCGTAGGGTTATTCAAGATTTAAAACAATTAGGTCAAGGAACTGCACAGGTTATCTATAACAAGGATAAGACTAAGATTTTGAAGTTTGTCCATACTCCTACTGAAACATGGAGAGCAGGAAAGGCTGACAGAGGCGTAATTAATAAATACTACTACCACCCTTCTTGGGATAAATATAAGTCAGGAGACAAGCTTAAATCGCTTCCTACGTTTGGTCATGGGTCTGATAAAGACCTTATTGAATTGTATATATTTAGACCATACAAAAGTGGGTACTATTATTACTCTCCCGTAGATTATCATGGAGCATTGCAATACTGTGAATTAGAGGAGGAGGTATCTAACTATCATATTAATAATGTACAGAATGGAATGCAGCCGAGTATGTTGGTTAACTTCAATAATGGAGTTCCACCGGAGGAAATACAGGAATTACTTGAACAGAAGATTACTGATAAGTTTGCAGGAACGTCAAATGCAGGAAGAGCAATTATTGCATTTAATGATGATGCTGATAGTGCTGCTAACATAGAGCCTATTCACTTACCTGATGCACACGCTCAATATCAGTTCTTATCTGATGAGTCAAGAGAAAAGATAATGCTTGGGCATGGTGTTGTGTCTCCTATTCTTTTAGGAATAAAGGATAACACCGGATTCGGAAATAATGCGGAGGAACTTAGAACATCCTCTATCCTTATGGATAATATGGTTATACGTCCATTTCAAAACATAATGATTGATGGTCTTAAAGAGATACTATCTTTCAATAGTGTTTATCTTCACTTGTACTTCAAGACACTTCAGCCAATTGAGTTTACTGATGTTGAGAAGATTGCTACTCGCATTCGTAGAGAAGAAGAGACCGGTGAGAAGCTGAAAGCTGAAGAGAAGCTGAAAGCTGAAGAGAAGCTGAAAGCTGAGCCAATTACATTGTCTAATGAGCCAATTAAGTTAGACATATCTGATGAGGAAGCTGATGACTTATATGCTCAATTAGAGGACTTAGGAGAGAAGATAGATTTAGATAATTGGGAACTAATCCATAGTGAGATAGTAAACGATACTGAATTTGATTTTGACATAGAGAACTTTTCTTCTCAGGGAATAAGCGCATCTCCTAATGATGATTCTACTCAAGACAAGGAAGAGTACAAAGTTAGGTACGCTTATATGCCTGTAAGGAAGTCTCCTGATAGTAGAGATTTCTGTGTTAAGATGGAGAAGTTCACAGATGACCAGATAGTCTTTAGGAAGGAAGATATTAATATGATGTCATTCCGTGGCGTGAATAAACAGTTAGGACATTTAAAACGTAACTACTCTTTATTTAAGTACAAAGGAGGAAAGAATTGTCATCACTATTGGGAGTTACGAGTGTACAAGTCAAAAGTAGCCGACCCTAATAGAGTTGCTGATTCTACTGTTCCTGTAAACAATCCTAAGGAAGTTCCAATTAGACCAATTGATATGCCTAGTAAAGGCGCATTCATATAGATATGAGTAAAGTATTATTTATTAGTGTAGCTGAACTAAAGAGAAAGACTAACATTGACGGAAACGTTGATGATGACAAGATAGTTCAATATATAGAAACCGCTCAAGATAGGCACGTTCAAAACTATATGGGTACTAATCTATATAGATCATTACAAAACAAGCTATCAGCAGGAACTATTGATGATGTAGAGAACGCTGCATATAAGACCCTGTGGCTAACGTATGTGAAGCCTATGGTTACTTGGTTTGCCATTGAGAGTTATCTTCCATGGGCGATGTTTAAAATCACTAATGGAGGGCTTCAAAAGCATCAATCTGAGAAT